CAACACCTGTCCACCCAGCGAAATATCCGATAACAACTCCAACAACTACCAACACAGCTCCAAGAATCGTCTGTAAAGCGCCAGCTTTTTTGCTTCCAATAATATGAGGAACAATTTTTATGACTTCCTCTGTTACAGGGAACCCCATATCATTCAAGCCGATATTCTTATTACCTCTATATATCGCAAAAGTTAACCCTCTCAATTTACTGTTATTAAGAAATCGTTCAAAATTATCTATTGTTTTACAAAGTGCGTGAATAGCCTCTGCATTGGTACGAACTAACCTTTTATGGGATTTGCCAAATAACTTCCCAAGTTGACCATATAATTCAATGGTCACCATTTTTTCGTCAGTTATATTTGTCATGACTTTTCCAAAAATAAAAAAACCACCCTTAGGTGGTTTTGATAAGTATTAATATATTAAAGACATAAACGCGCGGCGCTTCCCCAAGGATCGTTCCAGCCTTTGGATAAGGCATAGACTTTTATATCAGAACCGCCATCTGATGCCTTATCAATTTTAACCAATGAGACAGCACCAAACCATTCATCTGATGATGATATTTGAAATCCAGTACTTGTTGGAATGCTTGTTGATGATGCTTTTAGAGCCACCCATTTCGGAGCTAAACACTTATTGAACTCATCAGGTGATTTAGACGAATGTCCCGCGAAAATTGGAGAATCTTTCTCCAAACCGGAAGTTGAACACCCCGTTAATCCCAAAGCTAAAAGAGCCAATAAAAATTTTCTCATGTTCCGGTTCCTTCATTTATTTTCACAAAGGTTAGCACAGAGACTTGTGGCGTAAAATCTTCATTGTTCGTTCCATCCAGTAACCACCGTACGGCACCCGCTGGCTCAGGTGCCCGTAAAGATGATGCAGCAACATGTTTCCTTCCAGTAATACTCCGGCGTGATTCCACTTATTCGACTGAACCTGCATGATCACCACGTCCCCCGGTTGTGGCGCGCCAGTGAATTCACGAAACCCGCATTCAAACCAGTTATCCTGATAAAGGTTGTCAGGGTATTGATCTTCCCACCAAGGATAATCAACGCGGTAATCCGCCAGCTCGATACCGTACGTCTGGCGGTAGTAACTCATCACCAGCCCCCAGCAGTCGTAAACGCCCAGCACAAACGGACGCTCCAGCAGCGGAATTTCGCCCCGTGGCATGATGGTCCGTAAATCCCCTTCCGGCCAGCTGACGATATGCCAGGGCAGCGCCGTCACATCACACTGCGCCTTATCCACTTCACTTGGCTGCGTGGTGGCGTCCGGATGGCTGTGAACGATGGCGGTCACCGTTCCCCAGTCTTCCGCCGTGGCGTAATCCTCCGGCGAGAGGTGAAAATGTTCTGTGGGCTCGGTGGCGAGATTACGACAGGGGAAATATTTTTCCACCCTGCTTTTCTGCGCCACCACCCCGCAGCACTCGCGCGGATATTCCGCCTCGGCGTGGGCCATAATGGCCTCAATGGTCTTCTTGCGCATGTCAGCTCCGGATCAAAGAAGTGCCCGGGAAGCCGCCGAACGGCAGTTCGTTGCCTTCACCGAACCGCAGCTTGCAGGCGGTAAGTGTCCCATTACATTCATCGCGGGACGGATCATCCACGGGATTGTTGTTTTTGTCGAAATAACGCGTTCCGGCGTAATCACACCCATCGCCGGTTCGGTATTTGTTGCGGATGCACCAGGTGCAGAGGGAATGAAGCTGCCGTGTCGGGATCATCAGTCCCTGCAAATCCATGGGGCTGGATAACGCGAACTCCACCACCTCACTGGTTTCAGAGGTTTTCGCATCGATATACCAGACCTGCAACTTTTCCTGCGTGGCGTCTGCCGTCGGGTTTCCACCGGCAAAGTTACGCGCATCGAGGTACTGAACCAGCGTGTCGTGGATTGTCACTTTGGCCTGCAGCAGGTCGTCATACGCCAGGCACAGCGCGGTGATCGAGCCGTCCAGGTTAGCGACCGATAATTTCGGCTGTGCGCTGCTGCCACTGGTTGACGCTTCGATACCTTGAATCTGGCACGGCCAGGCTTTATATTCCTGACCCTGCCACCAAATGCTTTTGGCCGGTAGTTTTGATTCATCACCGCCAGCGGCCACGATCTCCGCTTCGGTGTGTGGGACATTGTGGCTGTGAAAACGCAGTACCTCTCCGGTACCGAACGCCGTGCCGTCAACAGAAAAAAGCCGGACTGCGTTGCCCGGCTCAAGTTTCTGGTAATTACTGTTTAAGCTCATGGTTTATAAGCCTGCTCAAAGGTTGCGGAAAGATTAAACAGCCCGGCGCCAAGCGGTGTCGGTGTGTAGGTATCACAGCGGTAAAGCCCCAGCGGCTCAAGCGGCGGACGCCACTGAAAAGACTTCACACCCTGATGCCGATCGAGAAAGGCTTTGATCGCCGCGATGTACGCTTCTGTCCCGGTAAACTGAAGGTTCCACTTTTGCGATCGGGGATTAATCCCGTCGCCGGATACCTGTTCGTATCCGTCACCAAATTTCGCGGTACGGCGGCGGAACGTTACCTCCTGCTCAGCGTTGATGCGCGGGCACCAGCTGAACGTTTCTATAGCCATCAGCGACCCCCTTTTGCCATATTCCAGACTGCGCCACCCGGAGAAATGTCCCGGCTAATCAGCTCGCGATAGCGCCGATCGACATAATTACCCACCTCACGCCCGAACTGCTCATAGCCGCCAGTTGCCTGGCTTTGCGTGTTTCCGTTACCGTCAATGTGGATAGTAACCTGTGGCGCTCCGCCACCCGCCGGCGCGACGCCACCACTTCCCACGGCACGCACACCAAGCGAACCATCGGCGGCGCGGGTCAGCGGCATGATAGCCTCCGGCCCGGCCTCCCCCATCAGTCCGGCACCTTTGGCGAATGCAAACAGCGTCGGAGAGCTGACAACGGAATTGCTGTACTGGCTGAGATCGGAGGAAGAGTAAACACCGCCTCTGGCGTTGAACTGAAGGGTAGAACCGTAGGACTGAAGCGCGGTGCCGGAGCTGGCAGAGGACGCTGCGCCGCCAAACAGTGAACCGATGGAACTGGCCGCATTGGCGATCATCATGTTTATCATCACCTGTTCGATGATTTTCAGAACGCTGATGCCCCAGTCTTTCCAGCTCGCTTTATTGCCGTTGAGCATATCGACGATGTTATTGCTGATACCGGAGAGTGCGCTCTGCATGGCGTCGGCGGCCAGCGTTGCATAGTTCGTGGAGTCATCCACCCAGTCGGCAAGCCCGTCCCGCGCGCCGGTTACCCAGTCAGCCTGCAGCGCATCAATTTGTTTGTAGTAATCCTCCTGGATCTCCAGCCTTTCAGCCTGCGCATCTTTTAAAGCCTGCGTTTCGCGATCATAAACCGTCTGGCTGATATCACCAGCCTGATACTGCTTTTGCAGCTCCCGCTGCTGTTCAAGGTAGTCGCGCTCAATACCCAGCCGTTCCCTGAGCCGCTCACGCTGCCTGTTGCCGAGTCCGGCACCCTGAATATCCACGCTCAGATCCGCGCGGGCATTATCATTCTGCGCCTGCAGGCCCGCCACGAATGCCGCCACCTTCGCGTTTTCCTCATTAGCTTTTTTCAGCTGGTTGAGGCGATCCACTTCCTGCGCCAGCTGCTGAAGCCGGACTTTTTGCGCGTCGTTAATCCCGGTGAGCTTTCCCTCCGCCAGATCGAACTGCAGTTTCTGTTGCTCGGTCACCTCCGCCGTTTTTTTGCCGGTGGTGTCGATAAGGGCAATCTGGCGCAGATAACCCAGTTCTATGGATTTAAACGCGCTTTCCAGCTTTTTGGCGCTGGCATCAGGCGTCACCTTGCCGTTGGACTCGCCCGGTGCAAGGGAGTAGTCACCCGTTCCGGTAAAGGGCAAGGGTGTGGAGGAAATGACGGGGGCCGCTCCGGCAATAGCCGCCAGCCGCGTACGCTGCGCCAGCAGTTCATTCAGCTCCTTCTGTTTCCCTTCCGTATCCATACCGATACGGTTCACACCCGCCAGGAAGCCTTTGTCGTTAAGGTCAGCCTCAAGGTTTTTAATTCGTCGATCGATTTCATACAGCGAGGCGTTAGCCGATAACTTTTGGCCGCCCTGATAATTGTAAATAAGGTTGCCTAATTCATGGGCAGCCTTCCCCAGCCAGCCGACGAGAGAGGCTATCCCGCCCACCATTTCTGCCAGGCCCTGCATAATTTTCGGGTCAGTAAAAACAGACCTGAGTTCACCCAGTCCTTTCTGAAGAGGTGTAAGGTCAACCCTTGCCAGCCCTGCGGCTATTTCCAGCTTCAGTCCCTGCGCCTGCGCCTCCATATCCTCAAAAAGGGAGTTCACTTTGACCAGGTCGTCAATGGACTGCGGATCCGGCGCGACGCCGTATTCCCGCGACAGCTTAAGAAACTGCTGGAGCTTCTGGCTGTTGTTATCAAAAAGCGGCAGGAGTTTTGACAGGTCATTACCCAGGCTTTCGAGGATGGTGATCTTCTCAGCGTTGGTACCCACTTTTTCCAGCGCGCCGGCGATCGCCAGTAACTGTTTATCAGGCGTTTCCGTGGAAAGCTTCTTCGCAGAAAGACCCAGCGCGTTCAGCGCATCAACGGCTTCACCCGACTGGTTAAGTACCGCATCACCAATTTTGTCGCCGATATCCTTGAAAATATCCGCCATCTGCTCGCCTGACACGCCCGCTTTCTGCGAGGCGAACTGCCAGGCCAGCAGGTCCTGGGTGGACATGCGCAGGGATTTTGCGAGCCGGTCAGTTTCAGCGATCTGCTTTGAGGTAGTTTTTAACAGGTTGATACCCGCCACGCCTGCAGATACCGCCGCGGCGGCGGCGATGGTCGCCATTGACCCGAGCGCGGCACCGGCAAGCCGGACATCCTGCTGTACCCGGCGGCGCCAGCTTTCGGACTGGCGTTCCGCGCGGTTAAGACCCGCAGCAAAGCCACCGATATTGGCAATCAGGTCAATGGTCAGGGTTCCAAGCGATCTGGCTGCCATACCGTCTCCGTGAGTGTTTAAGACCAGGTCCACATGGCCTCATCAAGCGTAACGGGGCCAGTGGTGGTCGGTGTTTTCGTAAAGTGCAGGGTGAAATCCGTGACGCTGAAAGGCGGCGTGTCTTTGCCGCGGTTCACGTTGGCGATGGTGCTGGAGACCAGCCCGGCGGCCCATTCCGTACGCAGCATCGGGTTAAGGCTCCCGTAACGCTCAC